TGGGCACGCTGCATGCCGGCACGGTGACCGTTCCGCCCTATCCCCCAGAAGCATATATCCCGCCAACGGGCTACTATTCCACCGCTGCGGGCGGTGCGGAAGGCGGCTTCACCCCCGTGGCCGGCGTCTACACGCCCATCCCTGGCGGCGTGCTGGCGTCTCTAGGCGGCGTGCTGGGCACGAGCGTGGGCAAGATGGGCGGCCCGAGCCAGCAGGCGAAACTGCTCAACCTCCAAACCTGGAAAGACCTCTTCGGCCTCGGCGGAGGGGCCTCGCTGGGCAGCTTTCTCACTTCCCGCGGAGCAACCTCTCTCGCCGGAATGGCCGGGATGTCGCTGATGGGCGTTGGGCTCCAGCGCCGGGTCGCGCCGCTGACGGTTGGGGGAGGCGTGTTGGCGGCAATGCCGTTGATGCAAGCGCTCGATATCGGCCCCGGTGCGGCGGCTGGAATCGGCGCAGGCGGCGGTCTATTGGCGGCGGGCATACAGCACGGCGGCTTCTTGGGGTTAGGTATGGATATCGGCGGCGGCGCTCTGGCGGGCGCGGCGATCGGGTCTTTCGTCCCCGGCATCGGGACGCTGGTGGGAGCGGGGATCGGCGCGGCGGTAGGCGCAATTGCCGGCGCAGTGCGCTTGCTCGTCAAGACCGAGCAGGAGAAAATCCGCGCGCAGATCAAGCAGGTTTACGGCATCGATATTTCCAACCGGCAGATCCTGACCCAGATCCAGCAGATCGTAGACCAGAGCTATGGGGGCAACGTGGCGGTCGGCATCCGCTCGACGCAGGTGCAGGAGCTGGTGCGCCTGTATGCGCTATCCACGGGCCAGGCGGCGCGTATGCCGCGTCCGATGTATGCGGCCACGATCGCGCAATCGACGGCCGGCTTGCAGTTGCAGCCGGTCTATCAGGGCGGCGTGCAGGTGGCCAATCACTATACCGGCCCGACCACCTACCAGTACCAGACGGCCGTGGCGTCCGCCATGGGCCTGATGCCCAAGCCCGGCTCCGGCCTGGGCGTTCCCGGCGGTGCCGGCCTGATCAACATGCAGTGGCAGCAACTGGCGCTCGCAACCATCCAGGGCAACCCCTCGGCGATCGCCATGGCGAACTCAGCCGCAGCGACGGCCGGCGACAGCCGCCTGACTACCACCCAAGCCATGCAGGAGCCGCTTACGGCGCTAAGCTAATGCCCGGCAACCTTACTCCCGCCACCCCGACCGACGTCATGCCCGTCCATCTCTCGCGGGCGTTTCACGAGGAATTGCATCTGGAAGCCGACCTCAATCTGTATCCCGACGGCTCGAGCGACCGCAATGCGCTGGCGCTCAATGACCGGCATTACTTCACCATGCAGCAGACCTTGCTCCCGGACGACTGGAAGGCGCTGCGCGGGTTCTTCTATACCCATCAGGGCCGCTCGTTCTATTTCTATAACTTGCGCGAGACAGTGCCGCCGTGGACCTGGGATCCGACGGGCCAGGATCCGATCGGGCGCTACACGGTGGTATTCGACGGGCCGTGGTCGGAAACCTACGGCTACGAGCGCGCGGGAATCGCGACCGGCGTCTTCACAGGCTACGGCGCGACGGTCAGCCTCGGGCTGCGGGAGATCACATAATGGCGGCGCTGCTGTTGCCTCCGGTGGCCGGCCAGCAGGACTCGCTCGGGCCAATCCAGATTCCTGCGCCGCCCACCATCGGGGCGTTTCCCATCACGCCCGACTACGGCACGGGAGCCGACTACTCGCCGCCGATTATCACGCACACCTTCAGCCAGGCGGGCCTGAAAACCGAGCAGCGGTTCCTCATGGCCCCATACGGACCGCGGCGCTTCCGTTTCGTCAAGAACCATCTCTCTTGCCAGGAATTCGACGATCTGCGCGCCCATTGGGAGCAGGCGCAAGGCGTCTACGCGCAGTTCCCGATGACGATGAACGAGCCCATTGGGCCGGTGACCTACACGGTGCGCTACGAGAACCCTACACTGCCCTTCGATTATATGATCGGGCTGCTTACGCAGGGACCGGGCATCACTTTTATGGAACTGCCCGAGACTACTGCGGCTTACATCTCGCGTGTGCGCCTCAACCGCTTTCCCGATGGGCCGCTGACCGTGGCGCTGACCAGCGAATTTCAGCAGATCATCCCGCTCGTCACCATCTCCAGCCGCGACGGCACGGCCACGATCTACATCTCGAACCAGCGCTGCACCATCGATGGCCAGCTTTACCTGCCGCGCATGCTCGACTGGAGTGGTATCTCGCAAACGCTGGGAGAAAACGCCGACGCCGGCAGCTTCAATCTCGGCAATGCCGACGGGGTCTGGACCAAGCTCGTCAATCAAGTGAGCCTGTATGCAGCCAACATTCAGCTTACGCTCTACCATGTCGAGGACCAGTCGCTGCTCGATGTGTGGGCCGGCTATCTGCAGAACTGGCAGTTCGACACCTCGGGCAAATTCCAGATCAACGTCGCCGACGGCACGTTCCTGATGACATTGCCCTATCCCGCGCGCAAAGTATTGCGCACCTGCTGGAAGGTCTACAAGGGGCGCTGGTGCCCCTCGACATCCGCTTATCCCGACTGCCCGAAGGACTACAACTCCTGTGTGGCGCGCGGCGTCCCGCATTCTTTTGGCGGCGTCATCTTCCCGCCGCAGGCGGTCCACATCAAAGACAACTCGACGGGCGTGTGGGGCTTCGGCCGATCCTCCATGACCAGCGTCAGCGTAGTGGACGACACGGTTTACCAGCGGCCTTTGCAGGAAGTGTTCACCGACGAGCAGATGCTGATCAACGCGGACGTGGCCGAGGGGCGCGACGAGAGCGACTTCTACGCGGCGCTGGGCATCGTAGGCGAAGGGCCGATCACCACCTACGACGGCAATCTGATCCGCTCGACGCTCGACGGCCAGCCGCCGCACGATCCGCTGCGCGCGGGAGGCTTCCGCGGCTTCACCGGCACGGATCCGTCCGGGCCATACGATTTCGTGGGCATCAGCCAGGCACCGTGGGCCAATCCCGACCGCACGCCCTACGTCCCGCCGGATTCGACCTGGGCCGGCGGGATCGCGCTCTGCGAGCTGCGGCGCACCGACCAGAAGGGATTGCAGCTGGCCCCGGTTTCCGAGCACGCCATGGTGGTCAGCGTGACCGGAGGACTCGGCGGCTGGATCTGGAATGCTCCCGGCGACCGGCAGTGGCTCTCGCCGCTGCACAACACCGTCTGGATCGCGATCAACGTCTACCTGCGCGCCATCGGCCTGAGAGTGGATCCGCAGAACCAGGACCAGGTGACGCCCGCCGAGATGGAGGCACGCTTCGACGTGAACCAGGCGATCGAGATGGCGGCGATCTGCGATACCACCGTGCCCAAGCTGATCGGCTCCGGCACGGAGTTGCAGTTCCCGTTTCGCGGCGTGCTCAAGGAGCAGAAGCCGGTGCGCGACTGGCTGAGGGAGATCATGAACTGCTGCGGCGGGAACCTGGTGTTCTCCAACGGCAAGCTCTGGCCCATCGTGCGTGTGAATTCGAGTGTGCTCGCCGGCAATGCATTCACCGAGGCCACCATCCTGTTTCGCAGCCTGGCGGTATCGCCTTTGCAACCGGCTTTCAACTGGCTGGTGGGCCAGTTCGGTGACGAGGAATACGGCTGGCAATTGAACAACGCCACCATCTACGACATCGACCATGCGAGCTTCCTAGGATCTCCCGAATCGCCGCAGTATCTGGTGCAGACGATGAACTATGTGGGAGTGTCGAATCTCAGCCAGTGCTCGCGGCTGATCACCACGCGCCTGCGCGAAGAGATCGGAGGCCTGGCTTCGGGCTCGGGGCCGCACGGCACCGATGCCAATATCAACGAGCAGCTGAATGCGCGCAACTTTCAGTTCCGCACTACGGTGCTGGCGCTGGGCACGCAGCTGGGCGATATCGTGTCGCTGACGCACGCGGCGCTGCCCTACGGCGGCTATGCCGAGGGCCGCGTCAGCCGCTGGGCGCTCAACCCTGATTTCTCCATCGATATCCAGGCATCATCCACCACCGATGATATGTACGATCTGGTGGTCGGTCCCAAGCCGGTGGATGTGCCGCCGCCGGCCGCGCCGCCCGAATTGCTGCAATCGCCCACCGGCCTCGCCTGGCTCCCCGACGAGATAGCGCCGCAGGCCGGCGACCCCGTCTATCCGCCCTGGGAGCGCTCCTTCGATCTGTGGCAGGAGTACGAGATCTCGACCGACGGCGTCTGGCAACCCACCATCTGGGTCCAAGGCAAGATGACCGTCAACCAGTTTTCCTCGAACACGCAGCCGCGCATCCTAGAGATCGAACTGGCCCCCGGCGGAAACCTCAATGGACCGATGACGGTCTATGCGGCCATGACGCAGCGCGACTCTAGCGGCAAGCCGTCGATTCCTTCCAACCTCACGGCCGTCTGGATTCCGGCGGATCTCACCGGCCAGCAGATCAATCTGACGGTCGTGGCCTCGACCGACAGCGTGCTGACCGGCTGGGACTGCTGGGCGGCCAACGATCGCCGCTGGATGGCGCTGCAATTCGGCGGCTCCGGCGCTCCGCCGGGGACCGTCACCATTGCCGGCCCGATCCACAACTGGACCGAAGGCCTGCCCGAAGGCGCGGCCGCGGCCGTGAAGATCCAGGCCAAGCACGTCTACCACGCCGGCATTGCGGGCCTGCTGGTCCATAGCGTGACCGCCCCCAACCAGATCCAGTGCCTCGATTTCCTCAACTCCACCGACAACTGGATCGGGCAGCTGGTATTTCTATGCAGCAACGTCGATGGCCAGGTGCCGCTGTGGAATTTCCAGATCACGGCATTCGATCCCGCAACCGGCACGATTACGGTGACTCCCGATGCCGTCAACCCGGCCGACGCCACCAAATCCGTGCAGGCCGGCGACGTATTGATCGTCTACTCCCATCCTACGGCCTGGGACGCCAGCTCCATCACCAACAGCATGTGGAATAACAGCGTCAACCGCCAGCAGTTTCCCGGTTCAGCCGGCATGGACCCCGGAGCGGAGACCGGCCGCATCGTGCGCATCCTGCGCGGCACGGGCGCGGGCCAGTGGCGCTACTGCACGGGCAACGACAGCTTCACGCATCAGATCGCGCCGCCGTGGGTCGTCGAACCAGATGCTACCTCGCTCTACATCGTGGAAGCGCCCGACTGGCTAGACCCCAGCGAATCGTCTCACATCGTCGCGCCCACGCCCGATGTTTCCATTCAGCTGCACACGACCGTCCCCAACCTGACCGATGAGGTGGTGCTGGTGGGCGGCTTGCTGGTGGACGAGGCCGGCCACCAGACCGACGATGGCTTCGCGGCCTATCGCATGATCTATATCTTCGGGCAACCGCCGACGGTGCGTGTCGTCGGCCCCGGCCCCGGCCCGTTCGACGTGGCGGTGACCGATCAGGTGATCCGCGTGGATAGCTCCGCCAAGGATGTGACGCTCCAGCTGCCGCCGCTCGCCGTCTATCAGGGGCGCGGGCTGCTGGTCTTTAACCAGGGAGCGTATTCGGCGATCATAGATACGACATCGCCCGACACGTTCCCCGACGGCTCTGGGCAATTCACGCTTTCGGCGCCGGGCGGCACGGCTCGCATCACTGCTGGAGGGATCTACACCGCATGAATAAGCCCGCCACTATCCCTACCCCGCGGCCCACGCGCATCGCCACGCCGCACCGGCCCAAGGCCGCGCCTGCACAGGGCTCCTGGATCATCGAGAGCGGACAAGGCGGCGGCGGTCCCGGCCCAGGCGGCGGGGCCGCACCGCCGGTCTGGATCGACCCGGTGGCCGACGTGATCTTCCGCAATGACCATAAGGTCGAAGTAGACATCTCCTGGACCAAAGACGCCAGCGCCACGGCGCAGAATTTCACGGGTGTGGCGGTTTATCTGGAAGATCCCGACATCTCCAGCGGATCGGCTAATCCGCCGCTCGACACCATTGCTAACGGGGGACCTGGCGTTCCGCTGGACGGCAGCACGCAGATGAGCGGCAAGCGGGCTCCGGCGTATGTCACCGATTCCCATGCGAGTCCTGCGGTCGTATTTCCCGATCCCTCCACCAGCTATCAGCAGCAGCGCAACGTGCGCATCTATCTGGCGTCTTTTGGCCCCGGTTCGCCGGCAGTATTGGTGCGGGCCACCGACCCCAGCCCCACTCCCAACATCATGGTCGAGATCCCACAAGGTCCTGGCCAGGGACAGAGCGGCATGGAGTGGGCCTTCCTGATCAGTAATCCTAAAGTGACCGTGACG